GGACGGCGAGTAATCGCCGCCCCACCACCTCAACCCACCTCCTGGAGAACGTCGATGAGCGCCGCCGAACGCGCCAAGGCCCGAGCTGTAGCGGCCGCTGAACAGCAGGCCGCCGAAAAGGCGGCCTAGGTTGAGGCTGCCTTGGCCACGGCCAAGCCCGCCAAATTCAAGCCTGCGTTCAGGCCGGCGCCGTCCGTGCCCGCTCCCGCGCCGGGTCGCCTCTCTCCTGCTGCGCGCCGGCGCTCGTTCCTGATTGCCTCATCGGCTGGACGGGTGCTGGCCGCCGCCGGCGTCCACATGGACGTCAGCGCCGCCAATGATCCGAACCTCGAGAGCGAGGCCGCCAAAACCCTGCTGATGCTCCAGGACGACAAGCGCAAGCTGAAGGGCCTTCAGGCCCAAAGCCGCAAGATCGAACTGAAGCGTCAGCTGGTCCCGAACTATCGGGACTGGTGCAACGGCGTCCTCGCCGGCGGCCGGGGCGAGCGCGGGCCGCTGGACGCCATCTTCACCACCATCCTGATGTGGACCATCGACATCGGGGACTACATGGCGGCCCTGCCGATGGCCGAGCATGTCCTCCGCTATGGCCTGGAGATGCCGGCGCACGTCAAGCGCACCCCGGCCGTCTTCATCGTCGAGCAGATCGCTGAGGCGGCGATCGCCGCCTACGACCTGGGCGACAAGGAAGCCGAGGCGTTCCCGCACGCCGTCCTTCCGATGGTGGAGGATCTGATCGACAGCGTCGACGCAGACATGCCCGACGAGGTGACCGCCAAGCTTCAGAAGGCGATCGGCAAGGCCATCATGGCGGGCGCCGACCTCGAAAACGAAGACGATATGCGCCAGCGCCAGGAAGCGACCCTGCGCCGCTACTTGGCCGCGATGAAGCTGGACCCCCGCGTCGGCGTCAAGGGCGACGTCACCAGGCTGAAGAAGGCGCTGGGCAAACCTGACGATGAATCCGGCGCGCTGCCCGATGCCGCCGACGCCGTCGCCGCCCTGGGCGCCGCCATTGAGGCGGCCGCCACCGAACCGAACCCGTCGGCCTCCGAAGGAGCCGGCTGAACCAGCTCGCCCCCCGGCGCTCGGCGGCGGGGCTGGCCCGACAACAGCGGGTTCGCCCGTCTGCAGTGTCCGACCAGCCCCCCACCGCCGTAGCCGGCGCGACCGAACGAAAGAGATGTCGTCGCCACAGGCGGCACAGCAGAACCGACCCGCTCTAGCGCAATGAACATCTCTTTCCCCCCTCCCAGCAGCGACGACCAGGTCGCGCCGTCCTACCCCGCGGCGGCCGAGATCGAGTGCGATGGCTGGTGGCCATCTGTGAACCTGCTCGCCGTGCGTGACGCCGTGCGTGTCCCCAGCGGCGAAACGGAGCGCCTGCGTGATGCCGTGCGCCAGGCCATGCTCGACATCGCCCATGAACTTGCGGCTTGGCGAGCCGAGCAGGAAGCCGCCGGTCACGCCACACTGGCGGATGTCCCCGGCCGGATGACGGTCGATGGCAAATCCGATTACGAACTGCGCTGGTTTCGCGCCGTCTATTCGGTCGCCGCGGCCGACGTCGGGGAACGCGCGCTCGGCCCTCAGCTCTCCGGCGCAGGCGCCGAACGGGTCGAAGCCCTTCGCGCCGACGTCCACGCCCACCAGCGTAACGTCTCCTACGCCGTTCGGGACTTCCTCGGCCGGCCGCGCATCATCGCAGAGGCGATCTGATGGCCGGCCCCTTCATTGACAGGGCGCTCGAGGGCGAAACCGTCGATGCGATCTGTTGGCGCAACCTACGCCGGAGTGCGCCAGCCATCGAGCAGGTCCTGCGCGCCAACCCAAACCTTGCCGACCACGGTCCCTTCCTCCCGCGCGGAACGCCTGTGGTTTTCCCCACGTCCGCCACCGCGCCGGCGACGACGCCGATGATCAATCTGTGGAACTGACGATGACCGCCCAGCCAATCCAGTCCGCATCGATCACTCTGCCGTCCTGGGCGGCGCTTGGCTTTTGCCTAGCGCTCGCCGGTCAGCTCGTCGGACTCGTGATCTGGGGAGCCAAGGTCGAGGCCCGCACGACCGAGCTGCATGCCACGACCGAACCTCTTCGTCGCGGAGACCTGGTCAAGATCCAGACCGACGTGTCGTGGATCCGTCAGGAGCTCGAGCGGGGGAGGGGGCAATGACGCCGGACCCGCAGGATCCATTGCCGGAAGGCCAATGGCTTTTCCGCCGCATCTTCACCTGGTCGTTCATCGCCATCCAACTCGTCCTATTTGGCTTGACCATTCGGCGCATGCCGGCGGCTGACCTTCAGCTGGTGGCCCTCTGGCAACTCGGCCTGCAGGCCCTGGTCATCACCTACTACCTCCTCGCGCCCAGCGCGCCCGAGCTGGCGCGGATCCTTGCTGAGATCCGCGGCCGCCTGCCGTTCAGCCGTTCCCCTGGAGACCCGTCATGAAACCCGTGAAGCTGCTTGTCGTCCATTGCTCGGCGACGCCGGCGAACCGCGACATTGGCGTCGCGGACATCCGCGCCATGCACAAGGCCAAGGGCTGGCGCGACATCGGCTATCACTACGTCATCCGACGCGATGGCACAGTCGAGAAGGGTCGGGCCGACAACGTCATGGGAGCGCACGTGACCGGCCATAACGACGGCTCCCTGGGGATCTGCATGGTCGGCGGTGTAAAGCCGGACCTGAAAGCCGAGATCAACTTCACGCCGGCGCAGTTCGCCGCTCTTCGAGAGCTGCTGACCAAGCTCCAGGGCAAGTTCCCTGGCTCGCGGATCTGCGGCCATCGCGACCTTTCCCCCGACCGCAATGGTGATGGCGTCATCACGCCCGGCGAGTGGGTCAAGGAATGTCCCACCTTCAACGTCGATCTGTGGTGGTCGCAAGGCAAGGTCCAGCGCTGATGAAGACCCTGACCCGCACCTTCAATTTCGCCACGCCATGGGGTTGGGCCCTGGCTGTCCTGGCGCTGCTCGCGTTCGGTTGGCTGGTTGTCGTCGCCCTGGGCGGCGTCGGCTTCCGCTTCGATCCCTTCAACTCGGCCGAGAAGCGGGCGGATGCGGCCGAGACCCGCGCGGCGACGGCGACGATCGACGCCGGAGCCAGAACCCAGGAGGCCGCCGGCGCCCGCGACACGACAGAGAAGGTCGAGCGCACGCTCGACCAGGTCCGACGCGCCGAAACCATCGCCGTCGATCTCACCACTCAAGCCAGGGCTGCACCCGATGCGAACCAAGACCTTGATCCTGACCGCCGCGCTCGTCTGCGCAGCGAGTACGAGCGCCTGTGCGACGCGCGTCCTGCCGTCTGCCCTCCCGACCCCGCCGCGTCGGGAGATGCCCCAGACCGCTAAGGCGCCCTGCGTCCTGCCGCGCCTGCCCGATCTGCCGACCTACGCGGATCTTGAGGCGGCCTTCTACGCCAGGGGCGTGGTCATCGTCGCCTGTGACGCCGCGCGTCAGCTCGCCGTCGACGTCCATCAGGGCGAACACGATGACGAGGACGCCTGGCTAAGCACTATGGATTGACCATCTGCCCTCAGAGCAGACGTTCCGAACGGCCGAGAGGGGGCGGAAGCAGAAATGGACTCCTGAGTTGATAGCGGAAGTTCGTCTCACGAGGGGGCTAGGGTGCTATGCGCCCCCAGCCGAGGGCATCGCTCGCCTCGTCGATGAACATATTCACCAGGCGCGCCTCGTCGTCGCTCCCGAAGCCGATCAACTCGCGCTTGGGATAGTCCACTTCGGGGCCGTCGGCTGCCACGCGATCGCGGCGGCCGTCGTGGTGGATCAGAGCGATGCGGCTGGCGCGCTGGGTGAACTCGATCCATCCGCCGTCCGCGTCGGCGCCGGCCTTAAGGTGGCGGCCTGACCTCAAGCCTCGGAACATCTGCGCCGGCCGAGCCTTCGACCGCGGCGCGGGATCGCCGTCCGAACCGGCCGAGCCGATCGGCGTGATCCAGCGGACGATCTTGGCGCGTTCAAATGTGCGCAGGCCTCCGGCCTCCCTATCGAAGCCCACCAGGTAGTCGCCGCGCCCAATCCAGCTGCGCATGTCCACCACGCGCGGCTCACCGAACCCGCCTGACGGATACAGGAATCGGGCTGGGCGCGTCGCGGGTTTGGCTTTCGGCCGCCCTTTCCGCTTTTCCCAGGCCGATCCGTCCGGCGCGACTTGGCGCGCCATGCGGCGCTGGTTCGCCCGCCGCATCTCCATGGCCATGCGGAACAACATCCGCCGGCGCTGGCCCGGCTGCAGCTTGTCCAGCATCTGCTCGGCCAGCTGGTGAAGGTGGTGGAGGTCATCCATCGTCAGGCCGATCAGGGCGTCACGGCTTCGTCGGGGTGGGCGGCGCAATGCACGATCAGGGCGTCATCCAGGAACACGGCGTGCAGGGGCGGCCCGCTCGCCAGGGCCATAGGCATAGGCGGATCGACGGGAACGACATCCTGGCCTGAACCGTCCGGGCGAGCGACGTAGCGGAAGTCTTCCGTCAGGTTGACGGCGGCGTGAAGATCGTAACGACCGGCGTCCAGGCGGACGCAGGTCATGTCGATGGCCTTCGCCGCCTTGTCACCGTTCGCGACCAGGTCGTGCTGCCAGCGCTCGAGCCAGCGCAGCATCGGGACGATGACCTCGATCGGGTTGCCGTTGAAATCCGGCATGTTGAGCTCGACGGTGTAGCTGAGACTGAACCCGGATCCCGGCCGGGCGTCGGTCTGGGGACTGACGTTGCTCAAGACCATCTGCAGGCGGGCTGTGTCGCCCTTCACATGATGTCGGGCGTCGAGGGCGTCCGCGAGGGTGGCCAGCAGGCTTTCGGGCTTCTTCATCGTCAGATCTCCGCTGCTCGATCCCTCGCGCGTGGGCGAGCCTTCGGGCAGGGCGGCGTGTTGTGCGGGCGCGTCTGACAACAGGGCGTCGTCGCGCGTGCGGGCAGGGGACGGCGACAACCCTCGCCATGTCCACCTACGCAGGCCAAGCCAGCGGCTCGACCGCCGTCGACCTCTCCAAACTGCCGATGCCGGCGGTCGTGGAGGTGATCAGTTTCGAACAGCTGATCACCGAGGCGAAGACCATCTTCCTGCAGTACATGGCCGCCGTTACCCCCGATGCGGTCGAAGCGCTTGAGGCTGTCCTGAAGCTCGAGAGCGAGCCGATGGTGAAGCTGATCGAGGTCATGGCGTATCGGGAGCTGATCTTGCGCCAGCGGATCAACGATGCGGCGCGGGCCGTCACCATTGCAGGAGCCTACGGCGCCGACCTGGACAACCTTGTCGCCCTCCTCGGCGTCGAGCGTCTTCTGATCGCCCCGGCGGATCCAGTCGGCCAGACGCCGGCCGTGATGGAAACGGACGAGGCGCTTCGGCGACGGGCGTTGCTGGCGCCCGAGGCCTATTCGGTCGCCGGCCCCGAGGGCGCCTATATCTCCCATGCCCTGGGCGCGTCTGGAGACGTCCTGGACGCCAGCTGCACCAGCCCCGATCCCGGCGACGTCGTCGTCACCGTCCTCTCGCGGCTGGGCGACGGCACGCCCTCGTCATCCTTGATGGACGCGGTTGAGGCAGTCGTTGGCGCTGAAACCGTCCGCCCCTTGACCGACCATGTCATGGTCAGGCCGGCGCAGATCCTGACCTTCGAAGTGACGGCAAGGATCACGACCTTCGCCGGCCCGGACGCCGATGTGGTGATGGCCGAGGCGAGAGGACGTCTGGACGCCTACCTCACCGGGTCGTTCCGTCTGGGTCGCGACATCACCCGATCCGCAATCATCGCCGCTTTGGCGGCCGAAGGTGTCCAGGACGTCGAACTGACTTCGCCGGCGGTGAATGTCGTCTGCAACCGTCTGCAGGCGGCGCGCTGTATCGACATCAATGTCACTCACGCGGGCCTGGGCGAATGAGCGGCCCGCCTTCCCGTAGCCTGCTGCCCCCAAACGCTACTCCGGTCGAACGGGCCTTGGAGGCTGTGACGGCGCGCCTCGATGGCATGCCGGTCCCTCTTCGCGACCTCTGGAGCCCAGAGCGCTGCCCGGTGCATCTCCTGCCCTGGCTTGCCTATGCCTTGTCGATCGATAGCTGGAACTCCGGTTGGTCCGAGCCCGTAAAGCGGGCAGTCGTCGCCCAGGCCATCGCCATTCAGCGCATCAAGGGCACCGCCGCCTCCGTCCGTCAGGTCGTCAAAGCCTTCGGCGGTCAGATCGCCATCCGCGAACCCTGGCAGATGAACCCGCCGGGTCGGCCCCACACGTTCGAGGTCGTCCTGTCCCTGACTGGCGAAGACGGCGAGCCCGCCACCGCCAGGTTCGTGGACGAGGTGATCGACGAGATCGCCCGCACCAAGCCGGCCCGCTCTCACTTCACCTTCACCCAGGGCCTGAAGGCCGAGGCCGCGCTTGGCGTCGTCGCCGGCGCACGCCCTGCTCATTACCGCCGCCTGCAGCTCGAGGAGGCCGCCTGACATGGCCGGACTACAGATCACCATTACCGACGCCGGCCGCGCCGCCTTACCGAACGGGCCGAACACGGGCACGTCGGCCGTCACGATCTCGCATGTCGGGATTTCCAACGTCCACACGGCCGGATCGCTCAAGGGTCTGGCGACGCTGCCAGGCGAGATCAAGCGGGTGACGACGTTCGGCGGCGACGTCGTCGCGGACGACGTGATCCACGTCACCATTAATGACGAAACGCCCGAGGTCTATTCGGTGCGGGCCTTCGGTCTTTACCTCTCGACCGGCGTTCTGTTCGCTGTCTTCAGCTCGCCGGACGTCGTGGTCGAGAAAAGCGCCGGCGCCATGGTGCTGCTGTCGGCCGACATCACCTTCAAGACCCTGGACACCGCCGTCATCGAGTTCGGCGGGACCGGCTTCATCAATCCGCCGGCGACGACCGAGCGCGTGGGCGTGGTCGAGCTGGCGACTTGGGAGGAAGCGGCCGCCGGCGCGCGGGCCGACGTCGTGGTCACGCCGTTCGGCCTCCTGAAAACGCTGCAGTCCTGGGCGACCAACTTCGCAGCAGCCGTTCATCGCCACGCCATCAGCAGCATCGATGGCTTGCCCGAGGCCCTCGCAGGCAAGTCGGCGACGGGCCACAAACATGACGCGTCCGATACCACCAGCGGGGTGTTTGATGTCGGCCGCATTCCCGCACTGGCGATGGAGAAGATCACCGGCCTGGTGATGGCGCTCGCGCTGAAGGCCAGCCTAGGGGCGGACGTGAAGTTCGCAGACGTCCGCGCCTCTCGAGGTGGCCGGACAGGCGTCGCCTATTTCGGCGACGATGACGACTACATGCTGCTCTCCAACGGCGCGTTCGCGGTCAACAGGCCCTTCAACGCCCCGTCGGTTTCGAGCGGGGGCAACCCGACCTGGCACTCCGGTAACTTCAACCCAGCGACGAAGGCTGACCTAAACGAGAGCGTCAGCTTCCAGGACGTTCGCGCCTTCAGGGGCAACGGCACCGGCGTCGTCTATCTCGGCGACCTGTCGCACCACCTGTTCTTCGACGGCCTGAACTACAACTTGCCCAACGCACCGTTGATCGTAAACGGCGGCGTCGTCTGGACGTCAGCGACATTCGATCCGGCCAATAAGGCGGATCGCGTCAACCCAGAGATCGAAGGTAATCTCACCATCGGCTCCGATAGCGCGATGATGCAGGTCCGGCATCGCGACAACCAGCCCCGCCGAGCCGGGATGTATGCCTCTGAGACCATGCTCCGTCTGTGGGATAGCGTCGCGGGCGACTTGGCGTGGTTCACGCAGGGCGAACTGACCTTGCTCGGGGCAGGGGCTCAACAACGATTTGTTTGGCACACCGCCAATTTCAATCCCGCCGACAAGGCCAATGCCCTGCACAGCCATGACTGGTCCCAGGTGACGGGCAGGCCTGCATGGGTCGATCCCGCCGCTGAAGTCGTCATCACCGGCTACAAGGGCTTCACCAGCACGGGTTCCAGCATAGCAAATGGCACCGACGGCCATGGCGCGCTCGAAGTGCGGGCGTTGGATGGAAACAGGGCTGCCTACATGGCCTTCCATCGGCCTGGCCAGCAGGCGGCGTTTTTCGGCCTGAACAACGACGGCCGATGGGCGGTCGGCGGCTGGTCGATGGGCGCCGTCGCCTACGCCTTGCACCACGAAGGCAACCTTCGCGCGGCTGAAGGTGCAGAGGTCGTCGCCGGTCAGCTCCATAATGGCGCCTACCTGACGCCGGCAGGACTGTTTCAGTTCGCACGGAGCCTCGGATCCACAGGCTATGCGGTCATCCCCGGAACGGAACTTATGATCCAGTGGGGCGTCGTGACGTCCAACATCGCCGAGGGTTCGACCCACGCCGTCCTGCCGGTCGCCTTCGGCGGCGGGTGCCTGGTCGCATTGGCGACGCCGCGCAACCCCGGAAGCAACGTCAACTCCGACTACTACATGCAGGTCGTCGGCCGGTACCAGGACCGGATCGTTTTCTTCGCCAATCGCGCGAACGGCTCGGCCGGCAACCTGGACGGCTATGAATGGATCGCCTTGGGCCGCGTCAGCGGTAGCCCAGACTCCGCCTACAGCTCGGGCGGCGGCGGCGGCGGCGGCGGCGAGATCGACCCCTATGTCTGACCTTCAGATCGAGAAAGCCCGATGACCCTCCTTTTCAGCCCCTCGACGGGCGCCTTCTATGATGACGGTTTCTGGGATGCGCCGCTGCCGGGCGACGTGTCCGAGGTCTCGGCCGAGGATCACGCCGCCCTTCTGGAAGCTGCCGGCCGGGGCCAGGTCATCCAGGCGGGGCCGGACGGCGTGCCCGTCGCCGTCGATGCGCCGGCGCCCCCGGTCGAGACCTTGGCGGTGATGGCTCGCCGTCGGCGTGACGGCGAGATCGATCGCCTTCGCTGGTTGGTCGAACGTCACCGTGACGAAATCACCCTGGGCGTTACCACCACACTGACCGCAGAGGATTTCATCCTCGTGCTTCAGCACATTCAGCTTCTGCGCGACGTGCCCGACCAGGCGGGCTTCCCGGACCAAATCGAATGGCCCGTCCTGGCGCCGGAGCTTCTCGCGACCGCAGCCTAAGTCCCCCTGCTGTTGTGCGGGCGCGTCTGACAACAGGCGCGCCGCGAAAGCCGTTTGCCGCTGCGCCATCGTCCGCCGGCATGACCCGCGCCCCGTCCACTTCCAGCGCCGAAACCGATCTGACGATCGGCAATCTCGCGCGCGTCGGCGTGATCGAGAGTGTCGATCTGGCGGCCGGCAAGGCGGTCGTCCGCTTCGGTGACGAGCTTACGCCGCCGATCGACTGGATAATGTCCGCCGGCGACACGCGGATCTGGCTGCCTCCGACTGTGGGTGAACAGGTTCAGGTGCTCGCCTGCGAAGGCGACATGGAGCAAGCCGTCATCCTGGGCGGCCTCCCGTCCTCGATCTTCGCACCCCTGTTCCTGGGGGCGACCGTAGCCATCCAGTTCAAGGACGGCGCGATCATAAAATATGACCCCGAAAGCCACCGCCTCGATTTCGATCTGCCGGGATCCGCCGTCATCACGGCCCCGTCAGGGGCGGTCCTCAACTGCGACGTCGAGATCCAGGGCGACCTGAAGGCGACTGGATCCATCACCGCCGATGGCGACGTCAAGGCGGGTGACATCAGCCTGAAGAATCACCCCCACGGCGGCGTCGCGACCGGGCAGGGCGTTTCTGGAAAGCCGCGTCCATGACCGGCCTGAACCGGCAAACGGGTCGAGGCTTGGATCCGAACAGCGACGAGCACCTGGTCCAGTCGATCGGGGACATCCTCACGACACCGCTGAACCTGCGCGTCGGACGTCGCGGCTACGGATCCGAACTGCCCGACCTCATCGACCAGCCGCTGAACGCCAGAACGCGGATCCGCATCTTCGCCGCCACGGCGATGGCCCTGCTGAACAACGAACCACGTGTCCGACTGCGCCGGGTCCAGCTGCAGATCGATGCCGCCCCTTCGCCCAGGCTGCTCCTGGACATCCTGCGCACCGATCGTCCGCGCCGAACGCCGACGACGCTCTCCGTCTCCCTTCGTCCTGCCTGACTTTTCAAGGAAGCCCGCCCATGGCTCTTACGCCCCGTCCTCACGGCATCACCCACCAAGAAGCGCCGGCGCGCAGCGTCCTCCTCGCCGTCCCCGCCACCTCGGTGTGGGGTGTTGTCTGCACCGCCTCCGACGCTGACGCCGACGTCTTTCCGCTGGATACGCCTGTCGCCGTCGTCGACGCCGAGGCCCTGATCGCGGACGCCGGCGTCGCGGGGACGCTCTCTCGGACCCTGCAGGCGATCGGCGCCTTCGGGCCATCGGTCGGCGTCATCGTGCGTGTCGCAGAAGGCGAGGGCGACACGCCGGCCGAGATCGCCGCCGATCTCGATCTGAAGGTTGTCGCCGGCATCGCCAAGCTCCGCATCGCCGAACAGTCGGTCCAACTGCGCCCGCGCATCATCGCGGCGCCGGGCCTGGACACCAAGGTCGTCGCCACGGCGCTTGCGACGGCCGCCGCGCGCCTTTCGGCCATCGCCTATGCAACGGCAGAAGGCGAGACGCCGGCCGAAGTGAAGATCTATCGGGACAGCTTTACCCAGCGGGAGCTGATGCTGATCGACCGAACCTTCCAGGCCACGGACGCTGCCTCGGCCTTGACCGTGGAGACCTTCGCGCCCGCGGTCGCGGTGGGCCTTCGCGCGCAACTGGACCGCACGGTCGGCTATCACAAGACGATTTCCAACGTGATCCTGCCCGGCGTGGTCGGCATCGTCGAGCCGCGCGAATGGGATCTGGGAAGCGCCCAGACCGAAATGGGTCTGATCAACGGCGCCGACGTCACCGGCCTGATCTGGCGCGACGGCTTCCGCTTCTGGGGCAATCGCACCTGCAGCGTCGATGAACGCTACGCGTTCGAAAGCGCCGTGCGGACCAACCAGGTCCTGCGTGACACCATCGTCGAGGGCCTGTTCCCCTACATCGATCAGCCCCTCATCGGCTCTATGCCGACCGACATCGTCGAGAACATCAACAAGCTGTTCCGCCGCGAGGTCTCGGCCGGCCGCCTGGTGGGCGCCGTCGCCTTCATCTCGCCGGGCAACACGCCGGAGAGCCTCGGGGCCGGCAAGCTGAAGATCGGCTACCGCTTCACCGACGCGTCGCCGCTCGAGGAGCTCGGCGTCACCAGCGAAATCACCGACGAGTTCTACGCCGACTTCGCCGCTGCGGCCTGAACGCGTTCGCCCGTCCCGAAAAACCAACCGGCCCCGCGCCGCCTAGGAAATCCGTTCGATGAACCTCCCGCGTAACCTTCACGACTTCAACGTCTTCGCCGGCGGGCGCTCCCTGGCTGGCCAGGCGCGCACCATCACCCTGCCCAAACTGGTCATGAACACCGAGGAATATCTCGGCGCGGGCATGGGCGCGGCCGCCAAGATCCTGACCGGCAGCATCGCCGCGCTCGAGTTCATGCACAACTACGGCGGCGAAGTGCCCGAGCTTAACGCGGGCTTCGGCGACCCCCGCCTGGACGGTCAGCAGCTGCGGTTCGCCGGCGCCTATAAGAACGACGCCATCTCCACCTACGACGACGTCCAGATCACCGTCAG